TTTTGCAGTTCCCAGTGCTCAGTGGCAAGGGTCTTGCCGCTTTTTAAGTGCTTGGCCAGGTTTACCAGCAGCGCGTCCACCACGTTGCTGTATATCTGCTCTACCGGCTCTGACAGCGTTAGGATTTGCTGCGGTGTGATCTGCGCCATCAGCTTTCATCCTCCGCCTCGCTTTCCCGTTCCTCCTGCGCTTCCGGCTCCTCATTCGGGTTCATGCCCTCTTGTGCACTCGCCTGTGTAAAATCAAATGCCTCTGCGGATACGCTTCCTTCCTGCTTGATCTCCTCTAACTCCTGCACCGCTTCCTCCTCGGTATACCCCAGCTTTTCCATCAAAAAGCGCTTTTTGCTCATCAGCCCGTTGTTTGTCAGCAAAATGCCTTCATTGATATTGGTCTGCCGATCCTGCAAAATGGAATCGTCAAACACCACCTTGGTTTCCCAGCCAAGCGCCGCTAGGGCTCGGATGCTTGTCCCGTTCCAATGCACATCATATAAGCTTGCCACCTGCACAATGGCGTCCACCACCTGATTGATGGCTGTTTTTACCTGCAGTTGGTTCCCTTTGATGGTCTTGTATGTCTTGCTGTTTTCGCTGATGACCTCCGTAGCCGTCTTTAGGCCCTGTGCCCTGTCAAAGGTAAAGGTGCCAGCGGAAAAGCCCACCTGTAAACAGAGGATAGAAAGCAGCGCGTTGATGGCCTGTTCATGCTCGCCCACCCGCAGCGAAACGGTGTTGTCCTGTATTTTCAGCGCGTCTGTATCGTCGGATTTCAGCGCCACATACGCTTCATCCGTCGCATCGAAAAAGCGCCGTACTTGATTTGTCACCGGGTCCTGCACAGTGCGCAGACATTGTGTCGGTACGATGATGCGCTTTCGCCCCAAGCGAAACTCCTGCACAAAGCTGTCATAGCAAATATCCAGCGCTTTGAGCGTGCTCAGCGCGTTGGCATAGATGGATACGCCCAGCGGGGAATCGTCATCCAGGTTGTTGGCAATCGCCGGCCGGTAATAGGCGAACAGCGAGGTGGAAAGCCCTTGCAACGGCGTTTGCTCGTCCAAAAACGGGTACGCGGCGCTCAGCGGATAGCGAAAGCCCAAAATGTCCTGCGGCTCTTTGGCGCTGTTCTGCTTATATTCCGCGCGGTATGCCTCATTGCTGATCCAGTAGGTCAGCCCGTCCCACTTGTGCCATTCCAGCCGGGTGTAATAATAGCCGTCCTTGGCCTGCCTGCTGATGAATACGCCGTCCGTCACCTTTGCATTGTCCCAGGCCGTAGGCACGAACTGATCCGCCATGCAAAAGCCCAGCCGGATGCCGCCGCTGCCCGGGATTACGTTTCCCTCCCCGTCCCGCTTTTCCTCATACCATACCTTGATTGCGCCGCCGCCCAGTGCCAGCACTTGCTCGATGTGCTCTTGCATCTTTGTCCAAAAGCCATTTTTTATCAGCACATCATGCACAAATTCATCCAGTAGCTGGCTCTCGCCTGTATCCTGAGATACGCTGATTTCGCATTGCTCGCTCCAAATCAGGCCCGCCAATTCCGCGCAGATCGCTTTGGCCGTGTCCATGCGTTCTAAGTCCCGTTCGCGAAGCGCATCCTTGACCGTCGGCGCACTGATCCTGTGCCATGGCTTATAGTACCCCCGATACAGGTATTTCCAAATGAATATGCCAAAGTAATAGAACTGATTGAACGCCGGCACGCCGCCCACTTCAAAGATGTCCTTAAACTCCTTTGCCATGCCTGTCTTTGCCTTTGCCAGCTCCATCCAGCCCTTCACCCTCTCTTTCATTCTTTCAAACAAAGGCCCCTCACACCGCCTTACAATACATAATTTTTATAGAAATAATTGTGCGCATATCGAAACTCGTCCATGGCATGGTTATACATGTCCACCGGGTGCCCGTGCGCGTCCACGCAATACATGCCGATTTCCCGCAAAAAGTCCTCGTGTCCAAATCCATTGTTCTCCACGCAAAAAAAGCGCCCGTCTGCCAGGCTGCTTTGCGCGTATTCTATGCCCACTTCAATGCCCTTTCGGTTTCCCTTTATGTCCTTGCCGTTGTTGTCCGCCTTGTCGGTATACAATCCCAAAAGCTCCAGCTCTGCGCGCAGCGCTTTGCAGGCCGGGTCTATCTTGATGCAGGATTCCTGCATGCCTGTTTTCTGCCTACAATCCGGGAAAAAGCTGCCCGCAATCTCCCGCGCCTGTACGCTCATCGCCTTTACTGCGCCGGTGTCCGCCCCCGCATAATACCAGCCCGCTACACGGTACAGCTTGAACATGTCCTGCCTTGGCTTTTCTTCCCTTGTCACCACATAACACCCGATACTGGTGGCATCCGTCAATCCGCCGTCGCCTGCAAAGAACATCTCTAGCTTTCTTTCCTTGGCCGGAATCGACGGCACAATATGCTTGTCATGGTCGAACATGGCATAGATCACGCCCTGCGGCATACATCGCTCGCCGTACCAGTCGCGTTTCAATAGGTACGGGTTTTTGCAAAGCGTTGCATAAAGCTCACGCTTGCGCTGTTCTGTGATGATGGGGTTATCGTCCACTGTCCAATGCGTCCAGTATGTGTCCTGCACCTCAAACACATCCTTGATGACCGGGTGATGAGGGGCAGGCGGGTTTAAGTCCGCCAGATGCCATCTTGTTTGGGCGGCATAGGTACGACGAAAGCATTCCTGAATCATATTGATATGCAAGATGTCTATTTCGCAAAAATATACCCCGCCCAGCGAAAGGCCGCGGATGCCTTTGTCGCTGTCCGCCTTGGCCCCGCCCTTGTAATATATCTTTTTTGTTCCTGTCGCCGTTACGGCTTCCAGGTGGTCTCCGTGGTCGTCATGCTTGATCTGCGCTGCGCTTCCGAACAGATGCAAAAGGCCGTTGCCATCGCCGTCCATGACAAGGCGGAACGCCTGCTGCTGCGTAGAAGCTACCACCAAAAAATTGGTATCGGCGCTCGCGTTCAGAAAACAAAAAAAGCGCAGGATGCACGCCGTTGTTTTGCCGCTTCTCGGCGTCCCCTCCGCTACGTCCAGCGTATGGCGAAAGGGCTGCAAGATGAATTGTTCTTGTTTGTCGGATAACATCAACATTTCTCCTTCATAGCCTCGGCTATATCCTTGAGTAGTGGATGCACCTCCTGCTGTGTGCGCAAGGTCATGAATTTATCCGTCACCACCCCAAACGCGGTGGCAATCTGGCTGATAGTGGATTTCCCTATGATCTCATCGTTGCTCATTGCCCGCAGCAGCTTGTCCAGCACATCGCACGCCGTGTCCTTCCGCGCGTCCATCCACGCCAGCACGTCCCGCATGTTCTCTTCCTTTTTTTGTTCGCACTTTTTCATGGTATCCGGGTCGCTTTCCACCACCTGCTTGATTGTCGTCCATGACCGCTTATGCTTTTTCGCTACGGCGTTGCAGCTCCCCATTTCCGCATAATCCGCAATGATCCTCTTTTTCTCCCTGTCCGTCAAATGCCGCGCCACAACACCACCCCTCTTTTACAGCGTCCCTATGCTTTCCAGGTACCGCACCAGCGCCAGCGCCTTCATGTCCGGCGGCACATGCTTTTTCGTCACCTTGATTTTCTTTTCCTTGCCGTCCCTGCTCGCAATGATCTCTTTTTCCTCATATTCATACCCATACGCCCGTTTCAATAGGGCTTCCCTGGTCTTGTCAATTTCTCCCATTGATTTTCCCCCTGTTTCGTCCTACAATGGACGGGATAGCATTGCTATCCGTGCCAGAGGGTATTTCTGGCGCGGGCGGCGCGGTAACCTTCGCAATTCTGCCGTGCCGCCACTCTACTGTCAAAGCCGTGTCAGGCTTCTTTTTTTGCCTTTTGGCCTGTCAATCGTTCCCATCTGTCTATGATCACATCTACATATCGCGGGTCAAGCTCCATGCAATAGGCATTTCTTCCGTTTTGTTCTGCCGCGATTGCCGTCGTGCCGCTGCCTGCAAACAGATCCAGCACTATGTCACCCGCCTTTGTGCTGTTTTGCATCACATAGTCGAACAAACGCACCGGCTTCATCGTCGGATGCTCTTTTGATTTTACAGGCCTGTCAAAGTGCAGCACCGTGCTTTGTTTTCGGTCGGAGTACCAGGCATGCGATCCGTCGTTCCATCCGTACAGGCACGGCTCGTGTATCCATTGATAATCCTGCCTTCCCATCACAAAGCTTTGCTTTTCCCATATCAGCGTCTGCCGGATCTGAAAACCCGCGTCCATCGCAGCGCCCCGGAAGGTATACCCTTCTCCGTCCGCATGCCAGATATAGAAACAAGCCCCTGCCTTCATCTCTTCCTTGGCATGCTTGAACACTGTGCTAAGGAAAATGCGAAAGTCTCCATCCTCCATATTGTCGTTCAAAAGCGTCTTGCCATCTTTCCGTTTTCGGCATATCGTCTTTGTCCGCTTTGATTCCCCTTGCCCCAGCCCCACATTGTAGGGTGGATCTGTCAGCAATAAATCTGCCTTCTGCCCGTTCATCAGGCGTTTAACGTCCTCTTTGTCGGTACTGTCCCCGCACATCAGCCTGTGGCGGCCCAGCAGATAGATTTCCCCCGGCTTTGCTTTGGGCTGCTCCGGCACGGCCTCCTCATAGCTGTCCTCTATGGGGTCATCCTCCATTTCTTCCGACAGCCCCCAGTCAAAGTCAAGCGCTCCAAAATCCAAACCATCCAGTTCTTCTGCCAGCAAGGCAAAATCCCATTCTGCCAGCTCTGCTGTTTTGTTGTCCAAAAGCCTGTATTTCCTTTTCTGTTCCTCTGTCAGTCCTTTGGCTTCTATCACAGGGATTTTGTCATAGCCCAGCGTTTCCAACGCCTTGAGTCTGGTATGTCCCGCTAAAATCACATTGTTTTCATCCACGATGACAGGCGCGATATACCCGCACTGCCGGATGCTTTCCGCCACAGCATCCACTGCCTTATCATTTTTCCTTGGGTTGTTCTCGTACGGAACGATCTCCCGCAAATACAACGTCTTGGTTTGCATTGTTTCCCCCTTTACACCGCCAAGCCCCCGCCCCCGGCTTCCTTTCCGCAGTGTACATTTCCCCAAAAGAAAAAGGCCGTTGTGTACCGGCCCTTCCTTTTTCCCTCAGTCTATATTATCTCACGGTTTTAGGTGCAAAAAGGTGCAAACTTTATCTTTGAAGCGACTTTTTTGCATTTTTACTGATTGTCAAAGCAGCACGTTTAGAATAATGCGTCAGCTTTTGTACTTGTCTCCACGTCTTTCCATCTATGTACCGCAAGCGGATCACGTTTCTTTGGTATGGTTTCAGCGTCTCGATCCACGCTTCTACCTCGCGGATCTCCGTTTCCCGTTGCTGTGTCCTGTCAACCAGCTGCTCTTCCAGCTCCATCAGCTTTACTGTCAGTTCTTCTAACCGGCTTTGACCGTTGTTTTTTCCGCTTGGCATGCCGGTGATGGTTTGCGTCATTCGTTCACGGTCGCTCTTGATTCGCTCAATCCGTTCCCGCAGCGATTCAATCTCCCCTTTTGCAGCGCGGCAATTTTCCAACTGTTCTATCGTCAATGGGAATCCCCCCAGCGTTTTTCTTTCCTTCT